TTTCTTCCTTTGTTTCTTCCTTTGTTTCTTCCTTTGTTTCTTCCTTTGTTTCTTCCTTTGTTTCTTCCTTTGTTTCTTCCTTTGTTTCTTCCTTTGTTTCTTCCTTTGTTTCTTCTTTTGTTTCTTCCTTTGTTTCTTCTTTTGTTTCTTCCTTTGTTTCTTCCTTTGTTTCTTCCTTTGTATCAGTTGGTTGTTCTTGTTTTATTTTATTCATTCTAGAGATTGCTTTGTTATTTAATCCCGAACTACCTCTGGATGATGCCGATACCATTGTCGGATTTGTGGATGCTAATAATTCACGTGTGGTTTTATCAGCAGATGCACTACTACTTGCACTTGCTTCTTTAAGTGAGCGCATAACTTTAAATTTGTTATATAAGAACGACCCCAATAAAAAAAGTAATAGAACATTAATAACGACTAACCAAACAAATAGTTGTTTAAAAATATTTTTAACACCATTTGGTGATAAAATACCCCCAGTGTTATTTTCTAACCCAACTTTCCCTTCTATAGCGGAGCTCCATTCCTTTTTATATAAACCGATACCACCTAATAATAGTAAAAATATAAGTAATTCAAACATATTGATAGAACAAAAATTAACAACTTCTTTTAAAAATTCAATAAATCGCGGGATTAATCCCTTCCACCACAACCAAGTACCAATTCGAACATCTTCGGGGGCACATCCGTTTTTGGTTAGGTCGGGTTCAATTGTATCAATTGAATTTGTAATACCTGTAATTATCATTCCAGCATTAATACCTTCATAGAATACTATACCAAAGAATGTATATGTTATTAAGTAGGTAGATATAAAAAACATAGCCAATGGAATATTAACCGTAATTGTCCATATCACATACATTAAAAAACATACTATCAATATAACCAAAAAGAAACATAACGCAAAAATGGTTTGCTGTTTGCTTACCATTGAAGCCATTTCGATATCCCCTTTTAATCCTGAACCAAAAAACCATCCCATGCTATATCGTGTTACAATTAGTATGGTTATTATAGACAATACAGATGTTGAGAATTTGCCTCTCATAGCGTTGAAAAAATCAACAATAAGGGATGATTGAAAATTATTACTCACCAAAATAAAAAAAACAAAAAACATTAAAATCATAATAATAGGTGTAGGTAGTATTTTTTTTAATTTTCTACATTTTAAAATACACCAATTAAATGCTTCTATAACACGACACGCTGGTCCGAATGCACCATAAAGATAAGTATTATATTTTTTTAATTTATTTGTATCAAATGTATACAAAATTCCATCACCTTCTTCAATAAAAAAAATGATATAATACCAATTGTATACAAAATACCATACCAACATCATTGTGGTAAATTGTTGAGCTTGTTCTTTAAATATTTGGACTTCTTTATCGGTAGCTGTATTTTGAGTTAATGCATTGGCTATTTTTGTTAATGTTTCGTCAATATATTTATTGATTTTCAATATAAATAAAGCAATGTATATTTTGACTTGATTTATGCGCTGGGCTAACAATGCGAATATTCCCGAAAAAACAATAGATAACGATTTCACTGAACCAGACACTTCATTCATTACTTTATCAATTCCTTTTTTGTCTATTTTAAAAGTATCCTTAAGATTATCGCCTGTGCTAGAAAATCCACCTGTGTTAATATCCGTTAATGATGACCCCATTTTAGCTAAATCTTGTAAATTGCTTAAATTATCCAGATTAGTAGATAATTGATCCTCTAAGTTAGCAATAGGATCCGTAAAATTTTTCTCATCCATTGCCTTCATCCATCTCTTACCTATTTTATTAGTACCAGTGGTTAGTTTATCGCGAACATATTGTCCAACTTCACTATCATTAGCATCCTTGGCTTTTTTTTTAGTTCCAGTTTTTACACTATTCGCAGCCGAATTAATACTATTTCCGGCCGTATTCGTTGTATCTGTAATAGACCCATCTGTGTTATTGGAAATATTTTCTAAATCATTTCCTTCCATACCTTCAATAATGGAAGGCTGTGGACGTTCATAAATATTTTCAAAGATAGGAATATTTTTTGGATTATTTCTTTGCTGTATTTTTCGCATTCGTTGCTTTATAAATTTAATATCATTATTCGAATCATCAACGTTATCTAATTTTAATTCTCTTGTAGTTGTTTTACTACTAGACCAATCTTTTTTCCATTGACTCATATTCTATTGTATAATTTGTATATAATAGAATATGATAAATAACCCAGCTATTTATCTAGCATACATTAATCCACAATTTCCATTCACAAAGGAAACTATATTATATCGCTCTTCGATGACGTGTAAATTATAATTGTAAACATACAAGGCCCACGCGGGTTTAGAGCTTACATCAATTGGAATACCACTATCATCACAATCAATATTAACAGTTGACCCGTCTATATCTATTGGTGGTTTATATGTTGTAAAATCCAATTCAATTGTTTTAAATCGTCCAGTATTCACTGCACCCGATGGTTGATATTCAAATGGACTAGTGTTTAATGAGAAATTATAACAATATATACCCTCTTCCGCAAAACCCTGTGTTTTTGTATACTTTTCTACGAAATCATAGACACCGTGCGGCATAGCTACTTCGCGATAATCCCCTCCAAATACTATTCCCAATGTTTCTAAAATATGTTTTCTATTATATGCACTATAATCACCACTTTTATATACATTTAATGCTGTGTCTAACGAAATATTAGAAGGAATATTATTTTTATATGCCCAATTTGTGTAATTACTCCATTCGTTTCTTAAAAATGCGTCATTTCTTTGGAAATACCACATCCATGATGAAACCATTCCAGAAACCGACTGAAGTTTAACACGTTGTGAACCGACTACATTTAAAAAATCATATTCGTGTATCTCTCTTATTAAATAAGCTTGGTCTTGTGCCGCGAATGATACCTTTTCATCTTCTGATAAAAAGCAATATGTGGATAATAAATGCACATCAGCATCCCATGTGTTTGTTTTATTAGCGTAATTGGTCGCCGATATGTCTTGTGCTGGCGGTGTTTGTAAAAAACGATACAATTGAAATTGATCCTCACCTGGACGTATCTTTATAAAAGGGAAATTTTCTCCATGATTAAAAACATCACGTACCTGAAATAGGTCTTGCATTGGACGTAATGTAACGTTTATAGACAATTCTTGATATTGTAAAGCCACCAATGGAAAAGCACATCTACTATCCAATGTAAACCAAGCATTTATTGGTATATAAATCGCTCTACCACGAATAGAAGGTTCTGCACCAGAACTATTAGTTGTATAAACGGCATTTGGGTAAGTATTCGGTTGATACGGAGACGTAAAAACGCGATAAGGATTGTTTGATGGATTGTTCAATTCCGGTGTATTACCCGACATTTTATTAAACAAATGTTTTTTTTCTTCAGAAAAGTCTCTTTGGACCATCGAGTGTAAATATTGTCCTGAATATCTTTGCAGTGTTTGCGAACCGCAGTTAATTTCGATTTCTTCAATCATTTGAGCACCTAAATTCTCAATCCATTTAAATTCATAAGGTGATACAGTATTGTTTGTATTTGTACCGGCAGGCCATACAGGGCTCCAAATATCGGGTAAATTTACAACAACGTAAGTATCCATTAATAAATCGGCATAACGTTTTATTTTAAACGTAAATTTAGAAGGTTCTGTCAGTCTCAATTCTCGTAATCCATCATAATCTAGACGAAATTTCTGTAAACCAAAATTAGTGTATTTGGAATAAGTAACTTTAAAGAATGTTTTACTTGGATTTCCTGTTAAAATTAAATTAGCATTGCCCACAGAAATAATATTTAATAAACCACCAGGCATTTTAAATAAGTATATAATATCTGTCTATATTTTTTGTGTGTTTAATTACTTTATCTGCTTTTTATATACTACAATGGCCGGATTTTTCGATAATGAATTGATAAAAAGTATGGTAGATTATGTATTAATTATAGGACTTTTAGTCATTACTGTCTATTACATTTATACGACAATTATAAATACAAGAGATACTAAACCTGGAACGTCCCCGCCGCCTTTTGTAGATACTCCAAATGCTATTCAAAGAGCAGAATTATCAGGTGTTGAAGATTCAATTAACGGATCAGGTGTATTAAATGCTGCCTTCGATGCTTCAGATGATAATGCTATTCGTCATTTTTGTATCAAATCATCGTGTAATAGCGCATATACTGGAAAACATATGAATTTAAATATGATAAAATACCTTTTATCTAGAGGTTGTCGTTTTTTGGATTTTGAAGTATACATTAAGGATGGAATTCCTATTGTTGCTTATTCAATAAATCGACAATCTTTAGAGACATTTACTTCTGAATACCCAGCTCTATCTTTAGGAGGAGTGTTTTCAACAATTATGTCTAACGCCTTTTCTGATACATCCCCCAATCCAAAGGATCCTCTTTTTATTCATTTACGTATAAAAACACTCGATCCTACTGCTTATACAAAGATTGCGAAATTAATTAAAAGTAGTCTTAGTCAAAAAATGGTTTTAAACGGTAACGGAAGTGCTGTTCCTTTAACATTAGATACTCAGTTACCTTCACTTCAAGGTAAAGTAGTAGTTATGGTAGATAAACATTCTTCGCCAGGATATCAAAATTATTCAAGTTGTTCGTCAGTAGAGAACGATTGTTTAGCAAATCAAGTTAATATGGAGAGCAACAGTCAAAGTATTCGTACATATATGCAAAAAGAACTTACATTTCAACCTATCAACCCACCCGACCCATCCGTTTATTTATTTAGAATAGTTTTTCCCGATTTAGGTATGTTTAATAATACAAATAACTCCGATAGCATGTATTTGATTAAAAATTACGGAACCCAAGCTATCGCACAATCATTCTATTCGAAAGATTCTAATTTGCGTTCGTATGAAGATATATTTAAAACAAATAGAAGCGCTTTCGTGAGAATGGAAAATGTTATACGAGAATATGAATAATTTTATTATTCATTCTTTTTTATATTATATAAATTTTCCACGTATAATATAAATGCCCAAAACAAAAAAAAATAGGCGACAAAAATTTCGTCCAAGTGAATGTACAGATAATATGTCGTTTGATGAATGTGAACTAGCCGTATTACGCCAAGCTGTCGATACCAATGAGAAAATAACTGGACAAAAAATAGCAAGTAGTGACGAAATTATTAAAATGATTGAAATTGTTGAAGAATTCTTAAAAAATAAAAAACTTCTTTGTTACGGCGGAACCGCTATCAATAATATTTTACCAAAACACGCACAATTTTATAATAAAGATTTTGAAATTCCTGATTATGATTTTTATTCATATGATGCATTATCACATGCTAAGGAATTAGCAGACGTATATTATGCGGCTGGTTATGAAAATGTAGAAGCAAAATCAGGTGTTCATGCAGGTACATTTAAAGTATTTGTTAATTTTATTCCTATGGCGGATATAACCTCTTTACATAAAGAATTGTTCGATTCATTATCAAAAAGTGCGGTTTCTGTATCAGGTATCAAATATGTACCTGCTGATTTTTTACGCATGGGTATGTTCTTGGAACTATCACGTCCGGCAGGTGATATTAGTCGATGGGAAAAGGTTTTTAAACGGCTTAATCTATTAAATAAACATCATCCTATGAAAATTAAATATGACTGTTCCAAGGTAGACTTTTTAAGAAAAATGGAAGATTCAGACATGTCCGAAAAAGTTTATTTTATTATGAGGGATACATTTATAGATCAAGGTGTCGTCTTCTTTGGAGGATATGCTGCTAGCTTATATTCTAGACAAATGTCCAAGAAGGGTAAATCATTTGTTGATAAAATACCAGATTTTGATGTTTTAACTGAAAACCCAGATGAATGCGCCACAGTTATATTGGAAAGATTAAAAGATGAAGGCATTAAAAATGTGAAATTAATCAATCATAAACAAATTGGAGAAATTATACCCGAACATATAGAAATCCGTTATAAAAATGAAATTCTTGGATTTATTTATAAACCTATTGCATGTCATAATTATAATACCATTAAAATTCAAAATTCTGAGATTAAGGTCGCATCAATTGATACCATTATGAGCTTTTATTTGGCCTTTTTATTTGTAGATACAGAATATTATTTCCACGATCGTATTTTATGTATGTCTCGTTACTTATTCGAATTAGAACAACGCAACCGTCTTGCACAAAATGGCCTTTTAAAACGATTTGGACCCAAATGTATGGGGCATCAAGAAACAATGGAAAATATACGTGCTAAGAAAACTACCAAGTTTTTAGAATTAAAACAAGATCGTTCTTCAAAAGAATATCTAACATTCTTTTTAAAATATTCACCGGCGGATGAAGATAAACAAAAAGAATATCCAAAAAAGTCCAAGAAAAAGAAAACGAAGAAAATATCACCCAAAAAAGAACCAAAAGGTCTTAAAGGACTTCTTGCTCGTTTTAAATAAAATTGAATGATTTTATAGTTTATATGATAAAATATAAACTATAGAAAAATGAATAAAAAAATCGTCATCGCGCTATATAGATCAAAATTACGTATGTGTAATAATTTGGGATATTCGTTGGGAAATTGGAACGACGGAAATCTTACGCGTCGTGAACATTTATATCTTCACAAAATAAAGAAAAAACGGAAAAGTAAATATTTGGGGGCATATTTAATGGACAATATTCGTTTTCGTTATAAATTATATAAAGATGAACCCGATATTGAGAAAATTGAAGAATTAATTGATAATGCTTTTGACCATTTACGTGATTTAAATGAGTATACTAATAAAAAACATTAAATATTGCTTATCTTTATCCATATCATTTGCATCAAATAATATAATCCTCCGAATATTCCACTTTTAAATAACAATCCAGACATTTTGAAATTACCATCCTCGTTGTGCAAATTCGCAAACGACAAGTATTTTCTCATCCATGTGTTTATTATAGGCATTTGAAATATAAAATACATCACGGTTACTAATATCGGAATTTGAAATTCACTAATCGTTTCTTGGGCTGTTTCTTGTCTGTATTTTTTCTCTCTATGTAAACGCAGATCATCACTATTTTCTCTTTCGTAATCTTTTATATAATCAGATGTTAATTTAACACTGGGTATATGATTTGGTTGTATTTGTTCATCTTGTTGATATTCTAGCGTATTCGAAGGTATATCTCTTGAAGGTAATGTTTGTTGCGGCACATTTTCTACAGTATAATTTTGTGGTTGGGCTTGTTGTTGATTTCTTTGAGGTGATGGTTCGGGTAATGGTAAGCCTTCACGCGTTGTTTCTTCATTGTTACCATATGGATTTGGATGAATATTCATCGGTTTGTAATTTATATTTTCTTCACCACCTGTATTTACCTGTTGAGGATATTGAGGTTGAGCAGATATGTTTCCATAAAATTCATTACTTATTTGTTGTGTAGAGATTGACGGATTTTGTTGCGGTTGTTGTCTATGTATTTGACTAGATTGTTGAATGTTTACAACAGAAGCATTGTTATTTGTTTCAGGTAATTCGGCTATCATTGTAGTAGACATTTTTTTTCGTTAAACTATATAATATTACAGATTAAATGTAATATTATTTATCGCATTTTTTTTTTAAAGGAACCGCGTTTCCCTTATTAAGACATATCTATGGTTTGTTTATTTTTATCACATTGGGTTGTAACTGGCGTGTAACTAAAACATTTTTCGCCGTGTTTATATATTTTTCCATCAATATCACCTAAAATAGGCCCTTTAAATGTTAAACAATTTTTATCATCACATACCTTTCTGAATAAAGTAGCTAGACCCAATCCTATTAAAATTGATATGATTATTTTTCCTAAAGAAGAATGTAACAACCGTTTAAAATTCATTATATATATACACCGTATTTTTACACAACCCAAAAATTATAATACAATTATTGAACAAAGTTACCCTTGGACAGGGATAGTGGAAGTGTCTAATGGATTTTTTGGACACGCCACTTCTTTGTGTTGAAATGTAAAACATTGATGTGCTTTATCTCTATACAACATTAATTCCTCATTCTCAGGTGTGGGATAAATATGAATAATACGATTATCATCACCAGTCAAATAAACAACTAAAAGCCCTATAACGAAACTTAAAATAAACACTTGTATATTTATGTATTTTGATATTTTAAACATTATCTATAAATTAGTAGTATAAATATTTATTTATCAAATAAATACTTAAATATGCTTATTATTACAAATATTCGTAGATATGTACACGTTTATTAAATTATCTTATACTGCTGCATTTTCGTTTACTTTTTCTTTACGTGCCTTCTTTTTCATACGTTTTTTCTGTGATGCAGACAATACATTGGGATCACGAAGGGTAGACTTTTCTTGTTTATCACCGTCAATAGAGAAAATACTCTTCTCAAAATCAGGATTTTTTTCCACAAATTGTTGATAGTCCTTTTCCCGTTGAATTCGTATCGCTTGTTCTTCTAATTGTTTAACTACCTCTTCCTGTTTTTTAACAAGTGCACGAGCTTGTAATCTTTCTTTCAATGATGAACGTTTTTCGGCGTCTTTAATCGCGGTGGTGTTTAGACGTGCACCTTTTGGTATATTCATACCCATTGATTTCGCCATATCTTTAAAGATATTTCCCATACCAGCCATACCAGCCATACCGGCCATTCCTTCCATACCAGCCATTCCTTCCATACCAGCCATTCCTCCTAAATTTTCACCTAACCCTTGCATTTTACTCATCATCTCAGATGCTTCCTTTACTAACTCGTCTTTTGTAATATCACCAGTTTCCATCTTATTGGCTAATTTATCCTTTACTGTTTTTACTATATTACCCATTTTTTCTGGATTTTTCATTAAAGCAGACAAGATATCGGATGTTGAATTTAAATCACTAAATTCTGACCCAAATGTAGAAGCTAAATCATTTCCCATATCATCAGCTAGTTCTTTGGCCAATTTACCAATTTTACCGTTAAATAAAAACTGTAAATTATCACGCATATCGTCCATGTTTGGAATATTTCGACGCGTATTTTTTTCTTGTGGCGTATTTTCACCTTCTTCTGTTTCTTCTGTTTCTTCTGTTTCTTCTGTTTCTTCTGTTTTTTCACTTTCAAAATCGTCAAAAAATTTGGAAATATTACTCATCGCATTTTCCACTTGTCCCTGCAATTCTGAAACATCAATATTGTTAAAAATATCCATAGCTTCGCCAAAATTCATTTTTTCTTGCATTGATTTTACTAAAATCAATAAAACAACCTGTAAATATTTCCAAATTGTCTCGCGCGTTTTATCACTTACTCCTTCACAATTATATATTTTTTTAAAACTTAATCCGGGAAAAAAAGATACATTAATATCACTTTCTTCCGAAAAAAGTTTGATATCTTGGTTCAAAATATCAAAAAAACGTTCAGGATATACTTTTAAACAATATTCGAACAAATTTTGAAATTCTGCTTCAGTTGTTTCTGTATTTGTCCATTTTGATAAAAAAGTGGAATATTCAGGAAAAGTTGTAACCAAATCTTTAGCAAAATCGGTGATTGAATTACGAAATTCTTCAGTAAATTTAGGCACTTCCTCTTTTTTAGACATTATTAATGTATGATAATATAAATTAACTAGGATTTAAACCCTTTCATTATAAATATAATATTTTTGTAAATTCGTTAATAATAATATACAATATATATAAATGAGCAAATCTCAACCAAAATGCGTTTGTTTAACATGCACCAGTCCCGATTTAATGAGTGAAATAGAGGAAGAATATAGAAAAAAACCGATTAAAACTGAATTAACATTAGCAGATGGTAGTAGCATTGATACCACAGTTGGTGATTTTAATTACTGGACTGGAACTACTTATTATGGTAGTAATAAAAATTATACTTGGACATTGGAACTAAAAAATGTTTATAATGGTTCAACTCTTACTAATTATACCATTACAGATGATAATGTCCAAGATGTTGAGACTATTTTTCAAATTTGGGACGATATCATAATTGATAATATGTTGGGATATGATAGCAATGGTAATAAAATTAAAATTAATATCGATTTTGGATTTCAAGATATGATTTCTCTTGGTAGTGTAATTGCGTATGCAAGTCAAAGCGGTGTCTTATCAAAAAAAACAGTCAATGGTTCTAAAGTATTTGAACACTCTTATGTTTTTACAAAATCTGGATACACCAATATGAATACACGCTTTTTAGATGGTTATTATGGTAC